GTTACTGCACCATTAGATGCCAAGCTAATATCACCTGATACTGCTACAGGAGTAAATTTACTTCCCTCTGCAACCATGATGTGACCACTTGTATTTGTATTCATAGTGATATCATCACCTGAAACTGTTAAGTCACCTGTTATACTTAAATTTCTAAATCCACTTACATCTTTGTTTGAATCTGCTATAACTGCTTTTGATGCAGATACTGTACCTGCAGTTATACCATCCACTAAATTTAACTCGGCTGCTGTGGAGGTAACACCATCTAATATATTAAGCTCTGCAGTTGTTGAAGTTACACCATCAAGGATATTAAGTTCAGCAGCAGTTGATGTAATTGACGTGCCACCTATCTGTAATGTTGTAGCATTTACTTCACCACTTGAACCATACACAACTGCTTTACTATTTACAATAGTTCCTGCACTTGAACCATCTACCAAGTTAAGTTCGGCAGTAGTAGAAGTTACTCCATCAAGTATATTTAGTTCTGCAGTAGTTGATGTCACCCCATCTAATATATTAAGCTCTGCAGTTGTGGATGTTACACCATCCAAGATGTTTAACTCGGCTGCAGTTGATGTTACATTTGTACCACCGATATCAAGAGTAGTCACAGATATTTCGCCTGCAACTGTAACTAGACCGTCTGCAACAGTTATTAAATCTGTGTCATCTGTGTGACCTATTGTAGTTCCGTCTATGACAACATCATCAATATCTAATGAGCCACCTGTAATTAAACCTGTAGTTGTTATAGTAGATGAACCTGTGTCAATAGTTCCAAAACCTGAAGTAATAGAACCACTATTCAATGCACCTACTGTTGTTACGTTTGATAGTGTATCTAATGCAGATTCAAAATAAGTTTCAAAGTCAGTTAATGCAACTTGAACCATTGTTCCATTGTCATTAACAACAACTCTATCTGCATCTGCAAGTGTAGTTGATGTTGCAGAAGTATCACCATCTACTATATTTAATTCAGTAGCAGTGGAGGTTACTCCGTCTAATATATTTAATTCTGCTGCAGTAGAAGTGACTCCGTCTAATATATTCAACTCTGCTGCAGTAGATGTTACTCCATCTAAAATGTTAAGTTCTGCTGCAGTAGAAGTAATAGAAGTTCCTGCTATTTGTAATGTCGTTGCGTTTACTTCTCCACTAGAACCATATATAACTGCTTTACTATTTACGATTGTACCTGCAGATGAACCATCAACTAAATTTAACTCTGATGCAGTTGAAGTTACTCCATCAAGTATGTTCAACTCATCAGTTGTTACTGTAGCACCATCAAGTATCTCAAGCTCTGCTTCTGATATACCTGCAGAGCCTATTGTAACTGTTCCTGCAAAAGTAACATTAGCACCACTAAAAGTCATAGCAGTTGTGCTACCTGATTTAATTATTAAATCACCACTAGTATTTGTAAGAGAAGCAAATTGCGTTCCACCATCTTTAAGTACAATGTCTCCACCATCTGCATCTAAAGTTATGTCACCTGCAGTGTCAACAAGAACTGCACCATCTGCTACTAAATCTAATTGTCCATCAGTAGATGAATTGATGTATATTGCTGTGTCTCTAAATTGTAACTTTTCTGTAGAAGCAATAAGTATATCATCACTAAACTCAAAGTAATCTTCATCTTCCATCCATTTTAATTCACCATCTGCTGTTTCACCATCAAATGTTATAGTTATATCTGTACCTACAGTTCCTGCACCAAAGGTAAGAGTATTGCCTAATAATTTTGTTATTGGTCCACCTTCGTTGGCTGTACCATCGTGTGTATGTCCTGTGGTAGCTTGAAACGCTGCAAGTATTTGATTAAACTCATCATTGGTATGAGCTGCTGTTATTACATCTCCGTCACTATAAGATGATTGTCTAGTGTATGTTGCTCCCATTTATCTTCTAGCTCCTGTTTGATACTCTACCTGAAATCCTTTTAATGAATACGGTGCAGTAGAACCACCGTCATTAACTCTTAATGCAACTGCAAAACCTGAACCTTCAACAGATTGTCTAAAGAGAGGTCTTGATGTTCCACCATATGTTCCTTTTACACTAGAACTTGTTCCATAAGTAGATGTGCCATATATAGCTGCAACATCTTCTGAATCTAGTGGATAAGCACTAGGCTGAACAGCGTCTCTTGATTCGTAATCATACCTTAAAAATAAATCGGCATCTATTGATGATTCAGGCTCATAGTTTACAATAACACGTTGCATATGTTTACGTATACCTGCATCACCAAATGTTAGGTCAGGACTTCTATATTTTCCATTAATTACTGTGCCATCAAAATCATTACCTGATTCTTGTCTATATATATACCCATTAGCATAATCACCGTGTAAAATTATTACATTTCCTGCACTTATGAAAGTATCTGTTGAAGCAGGTTTTATGCCTTTCATTTTAGAAAACTCAAAAGACTGACCTTTCATTACGCATATAACTCCTTGAGTAGAGCCTTGTGCTTGAGCAGACTTTGTAAAAAATACTCTGTATTGAGTTTTATCAGGTATAACCACTGACTCAAATTCTGACGCACTATCTAAGTTATCATCAAATAAACTCTGCACGTTAGAACTTATAGTACCCAATTCAACGTCACCAATCCTTGCAGTACCTGCAACTGTTCTTAATCCATCAGGACCTAAGAATATTAAGTCACCTGCAAATTCTTGGATTGTATCTCCATTGATACATCCTATGTCTCTTGTTACTGCAGTTACTGAAAAGTTTGCTTCAGATGAACCTGATAGTTTAAATATTCTGTTTTGACAAAATATGAATAAATTTTCTCGGAAAACTTTAAGACCTGTTATCTCATCGTCAACTCTTATACTTCCTGCACCTATGGCAACAGAAAAATTATCTTCATCAAAAGGCACACTAAAAACTAATTCTTGTTTATTAGCAGACATCCCTGCATAAAACATATGTTCTTTAAATGCTGCTACAAACTTAGCACCTGCCACTGCAGGTGGAAATAAATCAGATACTAATACACCTACTTCGTGGTCTGCTGCAACACTACTATTCTGTGCTCTTGTTACACCTGTAAATGTAGTAGATGTTTTACCTGTATAAGTAAACTGTTCATTACCTATTAATATAGAACCTGAACTAGAAAATTGTGATGTGTCTGCAACAGTTATTGTACCAGACCCTGTCATTCCTGTTCCTGAAGCAATAGCTACTAATAGGGTTGTTGATTCTCCCGTGCCTGTGCTTGAAGGTGCAACGTCTGTGGCAGTGAATGATGTATTAAATATTGTAGGTGCATTATTTCCATCTACAACAATTAACTTATCATTACCATCAAAGTTATATCTTTCAAAATTATATTTACCTGCACTTGTTCTACCACTATCTACTGTTGTCCATGAAGAACCCCCTGCATCTGCAGTAAATATATTTGTTCCTCTTGCTGCTACAACT